TTTGGTGGAGAAAACTTTCCTGCAAACCAGGGAGACCCCTCTATCTTACTTCTAAATCCTTTAAAGAAAACATTCTTTGCTTGTTGAGCATTGATAGCAACATTCATAATATCAATAGCATCATTAGATGGCTTACCAAAATATCTTGACGGGTCTTTTAAACACAATAGCTTGTAAACTAAATAAGAACAACCAACTGTAGATGTGTAATCTTTTCCGCTACCTTTTCCAAGTTGCATTATAATTTCACTCTTAGTATATTTTTTATAATGTTCTTTACCTGCAGATTCACCCATAAATCTAATCAAATCTTTTTCTTGATAAATTTGGCTCATGCACTCAACAAGAGTATACTGATACTCTGACAACTGTGGTTGATTTAAATATTTCTCACCTGTAACAAATGTTACAACATCTACTGGGGTTTCTGAAAATGGGGACTCATCAAGAGCCTCCATAAAGTCACTAATATCAATTGTCAATTACAACTACCCCACCCTCATTAACTTGAGAAAGTTTTGTTAAAACTTTTGGTCTACAAGAGTCGCAGGATGAAGTTACTTCTTTAAGAATATTTATAAGTATTTCTTGTTTTCTTTCTGTTTCTAAAAGTTCGTCTGCCAACTCTTGATTGTCTAAGAGTCCAGCCTTCTGTAACATCTCAAGTCTTTTGCTTTCAATATCAGCGATAAGTTTAATAGATGTTGTCTTAGCAGTTAGATTTGCAGTTTGATCTGCAGAGTCAATAACTTCATAAGCTTTTTTAATTAGCGAGGAGTAATGTTGGTCTGCACCAGCAAGAGCTTCTTTTGCACGAGCATGGATAGCCTGGTTGTTTGCAGCCATAACTCTCCAGTCAGTAAGTAGCTCTGTAACTTTTGCTCTTGGAAGGCTTAAAATTTTTGCAATCTCTGAGGCATCTGAACCTTTTAGGTACTCTGATGCAACCTTGTTAACAAGATCTAAATGATTAACTAACGCTGCTTCGCTTGACACGCTTACCTCTCTTCTTTACTGCCTTAACCCTGTCAGGATAAAAAGACCTAGTTGGTCCAGACATATCCTTCAGCATTTGAAAGCAGTCTATCCATTCTACACCATTTTCGGGATTTTTGACTAGACATTGAAACTTAAAGATAGCCCCATACTCCCCAGTAATCTTAATTAAGTCACCCTTACTTACTTCATGACCACTCTCAGTAATCATTGAGAACTTTCTTTCAAACCTATCTAAATAAGTTATTTTTCTTTTAGCCACGCTTTTTAGCCTTCTTTAGCAACAAGTATCCAATTAGATCGTCTTCGTCATTGTCTCCTGCATACAACTTTTTATTTTTAATTCTATTTAACTTATCATCAATGCGAACATTCAATTGTTCCATATCGTCTGCATTACTAAAGATACGAATAGGGTTTAGGGCAGAATTTCCATATGCCACATTTTTTTCTAGTAGCATCTCTGTAATTTCTAAACAGGCAGCAAGGATATTGTATCCAGCTGGTGCAGTTTTAGAAAGTTCAAGAATCTTTTTAATCTTATCTTCATTCTTGTTTGCAAAGAATGCTTCTGATGGATATTCAGCCATTATTTCCTTCTACTCTTTCTCAGTCCAAACTTGCCAAGATAGACATAAACAGTTTCAACAGAAACTCCACACTCTTTTGCAATATCTTCTGGTGTTTTCTTGTCCATTAAAAATCTTTTTCTTAGCCAATTTTCATTAGTGTACATTTTCATAATATCATTATATCCTTTATAAGTCAAGTTTAGTAATCTTATTCCAGTTATTTGTTGCATACCATCCAATAGCTATTGCATCTGCAACATCATTGTCATCTACATCAGTCATAAACTCTATATTGACAAGTCTGATAGTTCTATTTTTTCTAAACTCTCTTTCTTTCCCCTTGTACCAAGAGTCTGACTTTCCAGGAGTTTCTTTTCTTAGTTCAAGCTTTTCATCTTTTGTTAAAACCTTGTTTCCAATCCAGTTTTGCCAGGCAACTGGTACACATGGGTATATATCTTTTACTCCATTAATGTAGGCTGCACTTACGATAGCCCCTTGTGCAAGAGCTAATTGCATTGATGTTTTTGGAGAGTTTGCAAAGATAGTATTTTCAATTACAACTGCTTCAACATTAAACTCTTTGAACAGTGGAGTAAGTTTTTTACAAGCATCTCCAGCTTTTTTATAATGATCGTTTCCAGTAAAATTAACTTTACCAAATTTAACCAACTCATTATTTTCAAATATTGCAAATGCAGCAGATGTAGAAGAAGCATCTATTGACATAAACCTTTTTGGCTTACCAATGTCTTTCCAACTAGGTTTGCTCATAATCAAAGTATCCTTTTATATCTTTCAATGTTTGATCAAGCTTTTTTTTGCTCATCATGCAGCTATTACAAAAACCAATATCATTATAAATACTAATTTCTATACCGCATCCACCAGCACATTTTCTTGACTTTGTAGCACGAGATTTAACTTTTGAAACCTTGTATCTTTGCATAATCTTTTCCTTTGTTGCAGTTGCCCTGCACTCAGGTGAGCAATATATTTGATTTTTATTATTGCTTTCAAAATGATTATCGCATAGTTTACAAAATTTACTCAAGATCTTTCCTTGGTGCTATTTTAATATCACCCTTTGGTTTTGTACGACATACTGTTTCGAAATCACAACCCTTGCAAACTTTGGAGTTTGAACGGTAAGGATTTTCAGGAAGAAGACCGTCATCGGATGCCTTCTTTACTTCTCTCATCCAATCAAAAAAGTAATTAATAAAATTCTTATAGTGATCAGTTAGTTTAACAGGGAACAAAGAAAGTTCATGACTATTCTTTGACTCATAAACAAGGAATGCAAAACTCTTTTTAAGAATCTTCATGTAAATTAAAAGCTGTTCAACATGATACTTTCTTGCTTCGCCCTTAACGTTTAGATAATGAAAAGAATCTTCATTAAGTGTCTTAATTTCAGTAAGAATATCCATATCGTTCCACTTAATAATTGCATCTGTTCTACCAGAAATAGGAGGGTCTACATAAGATAAACGCTCTTCATTGGTTACTAGAATACCAGCAGACTCCATAGCCTTTTCAATACGACCATGACGATCAGTACCACTATCCATGTTTGCAACTGAGTACCAGTCTGTCTTTACGTCTGAATCATTTCCTTCAAACCATAAGTACCAAAATCTAGGACACTTCCCTGCACCATAGGTTAGCGTTGATGGTGTAAAGCTGTCTCTTTTTTTAAAGGATGCTTTTCTTTGTAACGCATATCCCTCTTTAATCTTGTCAACAATTGCCTGACTATCAATTAAACTCTCTTCACTCTTTTTTGGTTTTTCAACCAACTTATTAATAAGGCTTTTAGCCATTGTTAATCCTAACTGCATATTTTAATGCATCTACTAGTCTATCCGTTGCTTCTTTAGCTGAATAGTATATATTCTTTTTTGCTCTTTCATCTTTCTTAACATTAGTATACCAGGAAGCAAGCATTGCAAATTTAGCAGAATATGCTTGTAGCTTTACAATTAGTTCAACCCCAACTGCTGCAGGAACATCTGGTTTAGAAATTAGCTTAGCAACTAGCACTAAGGTCTGAGTCAGTTCATCATCCTGCATATGCTCAGATATTTCATTAAAGCCATTTACTTGATTTAGTAGTTCAATCGTTGTTTCCATTATTCCTCAATTCTTCAAAGACTTCCCATTCGATAACAGCAAGTCTGACTTTTCTATTTCCTTCACCAATAACAAGCATTAGTGCTGGGTTCTTAGATCTATCAACCTTTAAGGTATCTGTAACAATTTTTGCCCAGTTATCCTGGCTAATGGAAAATGATTTACTGTATTCTTTTACATCAACAACAAATTCATCATCACTACCATCAGCTTTTACCGCACCTCTGCCAGAATTTTTATGAGCCTTTAGACCTGCTCTTTTAAGTTCTGAACGTTCGCTCACTATGCCCCCCTTGTTAAAATAACTTCAGACATATGTCTATTTGAACAAAGCCAAGTTAGCTTCATATCTTCTCTATAAAATCTTGCAATTAACACTAATTGCTTGCATGAGTGACAAGAGAACTTTCCTCTGTACTCAGAAAAGTTTTTATACATCTAGTTTTGCTTCTAAATCTAAAACTCTTTTAGGATCTTCTTTTAGCCACTCAATAACTTTTGCCCTACCCTGCAATCGCTCTTCTCCGATAGTGTACCAGGCTCCACCCTTTTGGATAGCACCAACAAGTTCTGCGGTATCAACTAGGTCTGCAATCTTATCTACACCCATAGATCCTTCTCCATCAAAGTAAAAGTCATAAGAACCTGCAACAAATGCTGGACCAGTTTTGTTAAAGTCAACGTGCCAGTTAACTACACGACCAATCTTAGACTCAATAATCTTATCTCCTGAAACTATCTTACCCTTAATTGCCTGATTGTCAGATTCGCTTGACCATAACTTAACAATTGTGCTACTAAAGAATTTAACAGCGTGTCCACCAGTTGGTTGATGGGAGGCAAACATTGCACCAATATTATTTCTTTGTTGAGAAATTAAAACAAGCAAGGTTGGCTTGTCATTATTGTTTGCATAGTTAAGCATCTTTACTGCATTGGTCATATCTCTTGCCTCTGCACCAATCTGTTTAGTATTCTCTAGTTGCTTTAACTCTTCTGAATCTTTTTCAAAATAAATAGCAGGAAGAAGTGCAGAAATAGAGTCAACAATTAGAACGTCTACTCCAGCTTTCATAAGTTGGACTCCAACATCTACCATTTCATTCATACTTCTAGCATTTGAATAAATTAGTTGATCTACATCTACCCCAAGTTTTCTAGCCCACTCTGGGTCAAAAGATGCTTCTGCATCAATCCAAGCACAGACCTTTCCATCTTTTTGTGCATCTGCAATCATCTGCAAACAGAATGAAGACTTTCCTGCAGACTTGTTTCCCCAGATAAGAACTTGACGACCATATCCAAACCCACCTTTGAGAGCATTATTCAAACTAATACTTGGTGTCTTTTGTTTAGTTATCTCAATAGTATTCCCACTTGTAATCTTCTTACGCAACTTTGGATCTAACTGAGATAAAAAATCATCTAAATCTATTTTACTCATGCTAATACACCGTGCATCTTTGGACGTTCTGTATTTATCTTAGCCTTATTTTTTAAAGACTCTTCAAGAGACAATGATGTATATCCATCTCTAACTAAACCAGCATATAAATCTAAGACTCTAATAATAATGTCAGCTAGTTCTTCTACCACCTGATTATCGCCCTTCTCCTTGCGTATTGCTTCAAGCACCTCAGAGACCTCTGAGTGCACCATTGCAAGTTGCTTTAGATAAAAGATCGTTCCGTTATTGTCATCCCAGAATCCCTTGTCTCTTGCATTTGCATGTAATACTGCTGCAAATTCATCAATAATAATAGCCATTTATAATACTTCCTTCAATGTAATAGTTCCTTCTTTTGTTTCACCAAAATTAATCTTTGCTACTTTTCCAGGCTGGCACTTCATATATCCAGTAGAGAACATTGTTGGGAACACCATTGCAGCAGTCATTTCTCTTGAACTATTGGCAACAATCATATTAGCCATTCTCTTTCCAGCTTTAGTAACTCTAGGAGTAAATGATAGCACAAAGTGTTCATCATTTGCAAATGGTATCTGCTTATAATTTAAAAACTTTATAAGTGGATTTTCTTTATGCTCTTTTAGTTCATCAATTGGAATAGCCTCAGAAATTCTATTTGCACCTGCGAGAATTAAATAAGTTCTTCCTGGTTCAATCTTAGTTTCTTCATCATCAAAGATTCCAATAACGCCAGTTGAGTCCATAATTTCTACTCTTGACCACCCCTTTCCACGCTTAATATTTTTTGCAATGCCAAGTAAGACAAATACTCCCTGTTCATCAAAGTCTTCTACAAGATCTATGTATGCATAGTAATGTTGAGGAACACTTGTATTTAATTCTGGAAGATTTAGATATTCATAAAGATTTTCTCTAACCTTTACTTCATCTCTGGGATTATCTTCAAATGTTAAAGCACCAATAAGATCTAACGCTTCTACTGCTCTTGAATTAATTCCACTGCCTTTTTTAATTGCAAAGTTTTTAAACTGCTCTTTAGAATCAAAAGGTCTGCCAGCAATAATCTTATTAGCAACTCCTTCTGATAGCCACTTAATTGCAGCAAGACCAAATCTAATCCCCTTACCCTCAATCTTAAAGTCTGCATCAGACTCATTGATGTGTGGAAGTTTTAAAGACAGCCCCATACGTTTTGATTCAATTAAATACTCTGTACGAGTATCGCTATCTTTTTCACTCTTTAAAAGAGAAAACATAAACTCAATTGGATAATGATACTTTAACCAAGCAGTCCAATATGAGAGTGTTGAGTATGCAACAGCGTGAGACTTGTTAAACGAATAACCTGCGTGTGCTTCAAAGTCATGCCAAAGATCTTTTGCTCTAATACCAATATGCTTTTCTGCATTGTTAACAAACTTATCTTTAAAGATGTCAAATTCTTTAGCATCTTTTTTCTTACCAATAATCTTACGAACCTTATCAGCCTCAACCATGGTCATCCCACCAAGAACTACACAAGCTTGCATAACTTGCTCCTGATACAATACACAACCATAGGTATCTTTTAGATAGTCGTTCATAGACGGGTGAATATATTCAACCATTTCTCTACCGTGTTTACGAGCAATGTAAGACTTTCCAATCGTATTCATAGCACCTGGACGAACAAGGGCATTTGATGCAACAAGTTCATCGAAGTTACTAACTCTCATTTTAACCAAGAGGTTTGTATATGGAGTTGCTTCACACTGAAAAACACCCTTTGTACGCCCCTCAGAAAGCATCTCAAAGACTTTCTTGTCATTTAGAGGTATCTGCTTAAGGTTTATTTCTGTTCCGTGGCGTTCTTTAATTGTTTTAATAGTCTGGTCAATTACAGTAAGAGTTTTTAGACCAAGTACGTCAAGTTTGATTAGACCAATCTCTGCAGCCTCTTCCATATCTACTGCAACTACTGGGATTCTTTCCTTGCTTCCTGGTGCAATTCGTGTTTCAAGTGGTGCATATTTAAAAATTGAATCTTTTGCAGTAACTACACCTGCAGCATGAATACCAGTTCCACGGATTCTTCCACGAAGTTGCTCTCCATATTTAACAATTTCAGGATACTTCATTCTAAACCATTGAGCATTAGTTGATCTTGTAAAATCATCCCAGCTATCCACTCCCTTAAGAACTTTGTTAACATCATTAAGAGGAATGTTAAATGCTCTGGCAACATCTCTTACAACGCCCTTATCTTTAAATGCAAGGAATGTGGCAATAGATGCAACATTCTTGTACTCACGTTCAAGGTATGCCTTAACTTCATCTCTTCTATCATCTGCTATATCAGAATCAATGTCTGGGAAATCATCTCTATCTGGATTAATAAAACGGAAAAACAAAAGACCATATTCAATTGGATCAATTTCTGTAATTCCCAATGCATAACAAACTAAAGAACCTGCTGCTGAACCACGACCTGGACCAACCATGATGCCCTGATCTTTTGCCCAATTAAGCATATTATGAACAACCAAAAAATAGGGTGAGAAGTTTTTGCTTTTAATAACTTCAAGTTCTAGGTTTAATCTGTCTAGGTATTCTTTATTTTCAGAAAGACCTTTTAGAACTAGACCCCTGGAAGCAAGTGCAAGAAGTTCTTCATTAGGATTTTCTACCTTTATTGGAAGAAGGTCTAGATTACTCTTAATAGTATACTCTTCTACCTTGTTTGAAATCTCAACAGTATTTTCATAAATGTCTTCACGCTTAATACCTTGCTGTTGCATTGCTGATTTAATTTCTTCATAGGAAAGCAAGTGAATGTCAAAACTTCTAAAAGACATCATTCTATCTTCGCCATACAAATAATCAAGTCTTTTCATAGGGTCTTCAATCTTTGAAGCCTTGTCAAAAGTAGATTCCTTATTAAGCTTTGCATGAGTATTTAAAAGCAGCATCATTTCCTGAATTACCTTTTGACTCTTGTCAGAGTGGTGACAGTCAGGAGTTACTACTGGCTTAACATTATATGTATCTGCCATTTCCAAAAGTTCTTTATTTAATTCAGCAGGATTGTGTGGCATGACTTCTACATAAAAATCATCTCCAAAATTTTCTTTAAACCAAGTCATATGTTTTTTTGCAGCAGCATATTCTTTATGCTCAATTGCTTTTGCAAGAAGTCCACTCATACATGCTGATAAAACTATTACACCTTCTCTATACTTTGACAATATTTCAAAGTCAATTCTTGGCTTTCTGTAATATCCTTCAGTCCAAGCAAGTTCATTAAGTTTATTTAAATTTTCTAAGCCCTTGTCATTTTTTGCAAGAAGAACAATATGATTATAAACCATATCAAGGGGTTCTGTTCTTTCAGACTTGTCTCTATTATCAAATCTATCTGCAGTTATATATCCTTCAATACCCAAAATTGGTTTAATGCCATTTGCTTTTGCAGCCCTGTACATAGGTCTGTGACCAGACAGAACGCCATGGTCAGTTATCGCAATTGCTAATAGCCCAATTTCAGAAGCACGTTTTGCATACTCTTCTGGAGTTGCAACCCCATCCATTAAGGAGTAGTGGGTATGAACGTGTAGTGGAACGTAAGTCATTTTAACCTTTCAGTTGTATAGGGTGGGGGAGTACTTCTCCCCCACCACAATTACCAATCTACAGAAGTAGATACAGATGGATTGTCAAAGCCAAGATAGAAAGACTCTTGCTCAGCGTAAGGAACTTCCTTTACAACTACTTCAAGGTCTGGGATCTCGTACTTAGACCAATCAAACTTTTCCTCATCCTGCTTAATTGGAATTAGAATATAGGTTGTCTCAGTTCCCTTACCATTTCGCTTTAGCTTCCATGTCATACTTGAAAGACTTTGCGAATCTTGAACATACTCACGAATTGTATCAAAGGTTGCAGACTTTGCAACACCCATGCTCCATACAGCAACATATGGATCATTTACACCATCATCAACTAAAACATTGATGTAGAAACGTAGACGAGATCTCCAGCCAGCCTTCATATCTTTTCTGTGCATTTCACAACCAAAGCAACGACCTTCGCTTTCAGCAGAACAAGCTGCCTTACGCTTATAATCTTTTGGATTTGTGTGCTCAGAAACGACAATGGCAAGACCATTCTTTTCGTCATAGCTTGGTGAATCTCCATCAAGTTCATTTACAAAACGAACGGATACACTCTGATTATCTTCTAGTTTAAGCCACGTTACTCGTGGACCATTATTTTCAAATTTTGGCTTATCTAGCATTGCTTCGATATTTTTTAGCCCTTTTACAATTGCCATTTTTTCTCCTAATATTTTGTCCTATACATGGACAGTTGTTCTATTGTAACACATTAGCCACAAGATCGTCAAATTGTGACACAAACTTTTTTAATTCTTCATCTGATAATTCTGATACATCTTTTACTGATTCTGGCAGGATTGCATTTATTGCACTTGACCCAAGAATGTTTGATAGCTTTTTAGCCATCTCTCTTCCAGCATCATCGTTATCTCCTAAAATAATTACATTATTAAAATATTGTTTCAGTAGTTCTCTTTGTTTTCCTGAAACAGAAGCACCTAGAGTTGCTACAGCGTGTGCTCCCACTTGCTCTAAACGTATTGCATCAAATGATGACTCTACAACGAATACCTTATCAAATCTTTTTGCTCTAAACAAATTAAACATTGTCTTTGCTTTTGGAAGTCCTGGAGTATTCTTAAACTCTTTGCCCTCTACAGACCTGCCAACAAATCCTAAACACATTCCATCTGGCGAATGTACTGGTATTGTAACCATGTCTTGAGACTCAGAGTATCCAAGCAGATACCTTTCAACACTATCTTTTGTAATTCCTCTACCAAGGTAGTAGGATGCAGCTCTTTGTGAATTGAGTGCAGAAGTGTTTAATCTTTTAATTAATTCATTATCAAATTCAACAAAGTCTGGTTTCTTATTAAGCTTTGCCTCAATGCTTTCAACAAAATTAACATTCTCTGACTTAGAATCAATCATCCTTGCAGATTCAAAATATGATCTTTTAGTTACATGCATTATTACTTCAATAAGAGAATGAGATTCTTGACATCCAAAGCAATAGAATAATCCGCTTTCTTTTGAAATTTCTGCAGCAGGTGATCTATAATTATTATGATATGGACAAAAGATTATAAAGTCAGATTCTACTTCATAGACTACATCAATACCTGCAGTTAGCAGACTTCTTCTGACTTGATCTTCTGAGTAGAAGTAGCCATTACTGGCTTGTTTTTGTCTATCCCTGATATACACTCTGCTGTTCTCTTTCCTACATATACGCCGTATATTGATATTTCAAAATTAAATGTCTTACCATTATAACTAATTGTAAAGTCTGTGTCAATATCATATCTTGGAACATACCCATCAGATCTCATTCCAGCGACAATCATGCTGTAGTACTGTTCTTTAAGTCTTATGATGTGGGAATCATCATAAATTTCACCATCTAGGCTAAATCTTTTTATTGACTTGTGAGCGTACATACCATCAATTATATCAATGGAATTAACCAGTTTTATTCAAAATCCTTATAAATAAAGCGACCTGAGTCAAAGTCAATATCTACCATAAATTCTCCACAAAATCCGTGACGATTTTTTCTAAAGATACATTCAAGAATTGTACTTCCAGTCGCACGACCCAAAGCCAAAACCCAGTCAGCATCATATGCTAGCTGCTTTGACCAGGCTACTTGACCAAGTGAGGGGACACTATTCATGTCTGTAGCATCATCAGGGGTAGCGGAGGCAATTGCAACTATTGGAACTTGAGAAGAAATTGCAAGAACTTTTAATTCTCTAGAAATATTTTTAATTTTTACAACTTCGTTATCATTTCCTTGATTTGAATTCATCAACTGAATATAGTCAACAAATACAACATCTGGTGAGTACTGGTCTATCTTTCCTCTAATAACAGAAGGAGATACATCTGCAAGACCATCATTAGAAATGATATAGAATGGTGGTCTATCTTTTAAATTTTGCTTAGCCCAATTTTCAAAGCCTTCAATATCAATCATACCTGCACTTAATTTTCTATGTGAGAAATATCCTTCAGCCATAATTGTGTAGACACGATTTCTAACTTCCTTCTCTGTCATTTCAAGAGAAACTATTAACGGTTTCTTGCCAGCTTTCCACGCTTGTACAGCCATAAAAATAGCGAGCCAAGACTTACCAATGGCAGGGTAAGCAAGAAGAATGCCAAATTGACCAGGAGCAATGCCACCAGGTAGATAGTTATCAAAACCTGCCAAGTTCGTTCTAACGCCGTGTATACCTTTTTCACTTAACTCCTTAATGTTTATAAAGTGTGCAGAAGCATCTTCTACATCTGTTGCATCAATATCTCTTACATCAGAACTAATTCTCTTAAGATCTGATGTTTTTGAAATTATCGAATTAAGAGCTTCAATTGGTTGATGATCGTTTAATTGCTTTGCACTAGTCATCAATGCATTTCTTAAATGGTCTTCAAGAAATTGAGTTCTTAACTCTTCTAGATGATGCTTTGTTGTACCAATTTCCCCTACTGGCTGAAAGTCTCTAAACTTTTCTACCAATAAAGACTGTGTTGGAACGGTAGAATTTTGCTCATAATAATTTTTTACAAAATCCCAAACATCTTTATGTGTTCTAAATAGGGTATCTGGATTTGCTTGAAAAAGCACATGAATCTGTTTATCATTTAAAACTGCAGATAGTACTTTTGCTTCTAAATCAGACATTACCTATTTAGCCATTCCTTTGCTTGTTCTCTGAGTAACTTTCTAGCTACGTCATCTTCTTCTTTAATTCTTTTTGCATCGTATACTTTGTCAGCATTATTAACCAACCACTTCCAAGTGGGTGATGCAGAAACGCCAACATAGTAATCAATTAGATCATAACTTTGCTCTATACCATATGATTCAATCAACGAGTCTGCAGCCCATTGCTGAATGTGGATATTTATATTTTCTTCTTTTAAGTTTTTTTCTTTTGTTAATTTCTTATATCTAGATATTAGTGCAAAGCGATCTTTCTTATCCGCCACTAGTCCTCTAGTTCTTTCTTAGCTTCTTCAACCTTTTGAATTACTTTATTTTCCACAAACTCATACACTCTATCAAGAGCCTGATCTGTATTTTCTCCACTACGAACAAAATCTGTAATTCCAATATCAATTCTTAGACTTTGAAAATTTCCAAGATTAAGTGTATATCCTAGTGTTACTGAAACATTTGTTGTTTCTGACATTTTGGTCTCCTACCATGTCTCTTCTTGCCAAGTCGGAATGAAACGCCCATCCGATGTCTTCGTATAAAGCATTATAGCATCTCCCATTCTAGAACGCAAGTCTTGTTCAGTTGGAACGTTTGATGGCGTTATATTACCATCTTTTCTCGGTCTACCATGGTGTATGGTTGTCATAATCTCTCTTATTTCAAAAAGAGTATCTTCTGAATAATATGACATAACTCTAAAATCTCTTTTTCCATTTAGTTTAGCACCAACTGGCTCAGGAATCAAACCGCTTAAATAATATTTTTGCAATGCTATTCTTGACCTATTTAATATCTTTGCTGAACTTATTACTGAGTATGCTCTTTTTCTATGTTTTTTAAAATCAGAATACAACATACTCTGATCTTTTCCTTTAGTAATGTTTAATAGTTTTACTATATTGCTAGCACGATTTATATGCAAAACTCTTATAAGATCACCGTTAATGAAAAATACTTTCTCTGAAGGCTTTACGACCCCAATGTCAATGTCTTTAGACATCTCATTCCAATTCTTCTAAGCTCTTTCGCCAATTGCAATTATGGAAATATTTGCTGTAGTAGAAGATGTGGTTCCAGCTGGAAGAACTAGCTTAACTTCGCAAGACCTATCTGACACTGACTTAATTACACAATAAACATTGTCAGAACTTGATTGAGCAGATACAGTAACTATTGGAGCTCTTCTAAAACCTGAAGGAAAATCAAACCTTGTCGTCAATCCAGAATCAGTGGTGGAGTTTCCAGTTACAGGCTGGCTAGATGCATACATTACCAATTCAGATGTTGCAACTTCTGTTACCCCAGTTTCTCCAAAATACTTTATTGAAGATTGAGTCCTTCCTGAATTAATAGTTGAATTCAAGTTGTTAATTTCGGTAGCCATTCTCAGTAGATAAGAAATATCTAGTGGTTGACCTCTATCTGGTAATTCCATTTTTTCTCCTAATACATTATACCATTTTAGATTAATTGTGTTCCAGTGTCAAAAATTAAAAATAAGTTTGACAAATCTTCTACTATTTGATCAGAAATGGTGTCTCTATCAAATCCATGTGTTGCTACTGTTCCAATAACTCTAACAGAAGCAGATGCTGTTTCAGGAATGCTTATTGATATAGCGTCCTGATCAGTTCTTTCGTGGTATTCAAAATTTGAAGAATCCCATTTTACAAAAATATCAGTTGGATGTTTTTTAAATCTTATTGAATGATTGTGTCCAATAGAGGCTGAAGCAAGTGAGGGGTGGTAGTTATAGGTTGTTGGAGTTTCCCAAATTAAAGAGATATCTGAATCAGAAAGGATGAAGTCAACATCCGACTGCAAGGGTCTATACTGCCCAATACTTTTTATGGTATACAATGTTGACCAAGCAGAAGCTTTATTTCTATCTTCAGATATTATTCTAAACTGGATATTATGATTTCCATTTTTATCTGGTTGTGGAAGCTGCTCAACAGGTATCGTAATTCTTGCCACTAGGAAACTCCTAAGCCAAATCTATACTCTATATAATTAGTTGAGTTTTCTTCTTTAAGAACTGGGTATCCGTTATCTGTTTTAATATACTCTGCACCTATTAAAGAATATAATGGATTTATTGTAGAAATATTTTCTAGTCTAATACCGTCTAAAATTATTCTATAAAGACTAGGATTTGCTACGTCTATAGATGCATAAATTCTAACCAAGTCAATTTCACTCCAAGAAAAGGATGGGCTTATTACAAAGTCTGAAATACTTCTAGTTATAACCTTATATCTAAACTGATCTCCACTTAAAGCATCATAGAAATAATTTACTGGAAGATCTATGTTTAAATAAGCTTTTGGACTATTAACAGTATTGTTAATGAATTCAAGGATTATTCTAACATTACCATTTGGAGCCACACTATCTGTAGATATTGTATTAACTATAGACATGGCTAATTTTATTTTATCTGTTGGAAGATTTCTTCCTAGATTTAATCTTGCAGAACTATTTTCAATATAATACCCTGCACTTGCAGAGTTTGCTAAAGGATTAAACGTTGAGTCAAGTTTTGAAAAATCTCCAGATACCATCAAGCATTTGTCTAAGTACCTAGGCTCTTCTCTTCTATTTTTTCTATCAGTGTAGTCAAATATTGAAGAATTTGAATTAATAAACATAGCAACTTCTGGTCTAATTATATCTCCTGGAGAAATTTCTCCGTCATAAGAGTCTAGTGCTTCATTAATGTATGGGACAACAGATCCAGATCCAAACCTTGAATACGTCCACGGCTCAGAATTAGTAAAAGATGAAAGAGTTTTGCTTCCAAACCTTTCTGCTAGACTATTTGAGTCTGAGGGAAATAGTCCAATTTCTGTAATTTGCAATCTTTGATCAGTTGGAAGCTCTGCCTTAAAAACAATTTTTTCAACATACTCATCTGTTTCTTCATTTAATTCTTTAATAAGACCTTTAGATAAAATTGGAACTCTAAGTGCTTCAAAGTCAAGAGATTTGGATGTGCTAGAAAATACTGGAGAAACAGATGCAGAATAACTTGCTGAGGCAACAGGTAAGGCATGTCCACCAACACCAATTGCAATATGGCTAGCAAACTCTGGGGCTTGGTTTAGCAAATATTTTGCAATAATGTTTTTTCCGTCATTAGTTATCATTAATTATTCACCTCATACATTGTACCATCAGAGTCTATTTGGACCTGGGCTATTTCTGATGATAATAAATTATTTAATTCTATAACAATGTCACCATTATTTGCAACGTAGATATATCCTTTTTCTACTTCAACAATCGATACCCCATCTGTATCAACATACTGATAAGTTGAATCTAACCCATTGTTAGAAATATATGCAGAATCTGGTATTTTTGAAGATAGGTCAATGGTAAATTCTGAATATGGTAAAGATGATTTATCTAATACGGAAAGTTCTTTTGTAGCATCATATCTTTTTCTTAATTCAGATAGGTTGCTAATTATTTCATACCTTTGTCTAATTCCATCTACCGTGTCATGTCTTAAAACAGCAGAAAGCTCAATTGCAGACATATTTTCCCAAAGAATTGTTTGAAGTCTTGCTGCATTTGCAGATGGATTTAAAGAACCAATATTTAAAACATCTCTAGTTGGATTTTTAACAACGCCAAAATCTGAAGATCCTTTTAAAGATCTTGCTGCTGCTTCTGCAATTGCTGCAAGACGTGCTGCATTTGCAATTGCTTCAAGACGTGCTGCTTCTGCTCTTGCTGCTGCTTCAGCTGCAAGACGTGCTGCTTCCGCTACCTGTCTTTGTCTTTCTGCTTCTGCTGCAACCCTTGCTGCCTCTGCTGCTGCTGCATCTGCCAACCTCTGCCTTTCTGCTGCTGCTGCCGCATCTGCTAACCTCTGCCTTTCTGCTGCTGCTGCCGCATCTGCTAACCTCTGCCTTTCTGCTGCTGCATCTGCTGCTATCTTATCAGCCTTTGCTTTATCTGCTGCCGCTTTCTTAGCTCTTGCTACATCTGCTGCATCTGAAGTATCTACTTTTTTTGGAGAGCTTGAGCCACCACCTTCTTTTTTTATAGCCATTTTACACCTCCACCAAGTTTAATGAAGTTTTTATATCAGATGAGGATCTTGAATACTTCATAGAAGTAACAATAAATCTTTTATCTGTTTCTACAAATTTTACACCCTCTGGCAAATCATAATCTATTTTAACAATATCTCCAAGCTGAATATGAGGAGTTCCAAATGTATTTACAGTAATTACTTTTCTACTTTTCATTGTTTTATCAATCATCCACCCCATTAAATCTTTTGCAGAATCTTCATTTTGAACATATAAAGAGTTTAAAGAAAATGATTTTTTGCCATAAACGGATCTACTATTCTTAATAGTATCATAGAACTTTTGTGCTAACTGTGGAGACCTTATGACATTATCAATAATTATTGGGTCTGACAGATTTGATCTTTCCCCAAGATAGTCATCAACTGTAAGAACATTTGATATATTTTGTGTAAATGTAATTCCAGTTATAACTATTTTATTTGCAGAACTATCAGCAAGAGATATTATTCTATCAGAGCTATTAAACAATAAAAACTCTGCCCCATAGGATCCTGGCAAAAATCCTGAAACCGTATAAACTTTTTCATTATTAAGTGGTGGAAGCATTCTTGCAACTATTGCTGGATATGCTTGATCATACTTGATATTAAAGTATGCACACTCTCTCATGATAGTTCCAAACTCTTCAAAATAAATATCAAATCCTGGAGGTCTTTCTGTTCCAATTGAAGAAAGGTAAGTTGACTGAACAATTCCAGAAAGGGCGTACTTTCTTAATGATTCTGAAATTGATATGTTATCATCTCCAAAAGCTGCCAAGCTATTTCTTGAAGAGATTCCTAAATTATCTAAAGATATTGCCGTTACACTTTCTGATTGAATTGCTCTGTTTCTTAGGGCATATATATTTTCAAACATGCACTTAGATCCACCTCTAACAAATAAACATGTGCTAAATACTGTATCGCTAGTTACTGATGGCAATGGATTATTGTCAATAACAGTAGCAATTAAAACATTGTTTAAATATAAATAAAATTTAACAGATGACCCACGTCTTTCAAACTCAATTCCAAGATCGTGTACTGTTGGATTATCTTGAGAAGCCATTCTATCCATTCCAAAGAACATGCCTTCGTCAACTAGAACTTTTGCTAAAGTTCCCCACAATTTTATAGGCTGTGCAAAATTTTCTTTTCCATCTGCATTTATAACAATAGACTCACTTTCATTTCCATTTGCATCAATTCCATTATGAGGATATCTTACATTTTGTGGAGGAATTTTGTAGAATATAATATTTTCCAAAACACTATTTTTATTTTTTTCTGTAGAAAAAGAAGAAAGAATGTCTTTAGACAATGACATAATTTCAAAATAGTATCCAGATTTTGTTACATTGTCAACCATAAAACCAAGACCTCCAGATCCACCAGAGATTGAGGAGGCTTCTCCATTTATATCAGTTGTAAAATATGTTGTAGCGTTATCTGGTATTTGATTTTTTTCATCAACCTTTTTTCCAATTATTCTCATTCTAGTTCCAACATGCTTAAAGTCATTGCTTGAAAAATCTTTATAAACATATGTTATTAAGTCTCTTGGTATAGATGCTTGAGAAGAAGTTTTTGAACCTGAAAGGATAAGTGCTGAAGATTGTACCGTTCCTGCCTCTAGCTGATCTACTGTAGAAGAGTTATTTTCTGCTCTAACAGTTCTTCTAAGTAGACTTGCAATTTTTCCAGAAACTACAGCGTTACCTTTTGCACTATCGTCACTCCTGGTTCCTGCAGTTGTTGTCAACAATGGGGGATACTTAATTGATTCTGTAGGGGTTGTACTAAATAATAAACTTGAATTCATTCTAAAAGCTTGCTTAGAACTTGCCCAATAAGGATTTAACTCATGGAAGTGGCTAGTTACAGAAGTTCCAAACTGCCCCCTACCGTGAGAGCTAACTGCTCCATTCTTGTAAACAACTCCAGCCTCTAATCCGTCTTGGCTGGCTCCTGGAGATTCTTGGTAAAATGGCTCAGTATAAATTCTTAATTTTCCAGTAACAATCATTTTTCCGTTAAAAGCAAGTTTTGAAAAATATTTTTGGTATTCATTATTATTTGTAATCCAAACAGTTCCAACACCAGTAACTTGATATTCTTGAGCATCATATCTTATAATTTCGCCGTTAGCATATAGATAACCTTGGAATCTTGGAAGAAGGTATCCACTTTCTCCAACGTCAATTATGTTTTCCTGTATTTGATGATTTTCTACAAATGGAACTGTAGAAGAAAGTTCTGCATTTAAAGTTACAGCACCTAAACTATAACCATTTTTACCTATAGGCTGATTAATAGTTCTTGCCTCGTCTTGATCTCCCAGTTCCCAAAGCACTGCAGATTTATAGGAATAAGTTCTATCATTAGGATTTATTTGTGCCTGTTCTAAGTTTGGAACATCTCTTTGAATGTATCTTGTTGTATAGTTAATTTGACCATCATTAATAATTTTTGAATCTACCCCTGCAATAAATTCAATATTTGGAACTGATCCAACTTCTTTTTGCCCATAAAGATTAACTAATCTTTCTGATATTGAGGTATTGCTATCACTAATAGAATAATCAGGTATTAAATATTCTTTTGGCATCATACAAAAATTATTGTACTCATCAAAAAACATTGCTGTTTGTGTAGACTGGGCAAGTCTTTGCAAAACTTCTGCAACTGATATGTCTGGCTCTACAAAGAAGAATGGAATTACTGGATCGTTTGCAGTAGTTATATTTTTAAATATATAATTTCCAAAACCAATGTTGTCTAGTAGTACTGCAACAGCCATTGTAAGTGTGCAGTTTTGTAAAAATATTGGTGTTGCCATTTCTGATTCAAATCTAAAAAAGGCATCTCTTAGTGTTAAGGATACGTCTGAAAAACCACCATAGCTTTCTGCAGAATTTTCTGAATAGAAAGTTTTTAAAGGAATAAACTTATCATACCCCTGTACATTTAAAACTGTTTCATAAAAATCAAACTTTGTTTGTGGTCTTAAATTTCCAGAAATAATACTTCCAGTTTTTTCATCTTGGTTAAAAACATTTAATCTGGTAAAAGCACCGTCATGATTTGATAAGTTTATTTGACCAGTTGATGCTACCAATGCTCCTACTGGAAGTCCATAATCTGTTGCAGCAATGTCTTTGTTTATTTCAAAATCTATTACATATTTAGATACATCGGCTTTTAGTCTTGGTGACATTTCTATTAAATCAAATGTTCTATTTGGAGACACCATTGTTTCAACAACAACTCTTAATCCCTTCAAAAATACAATATCTCTATAGGTTGGAATTTCATTTCTAAGAAAATATTTGGGATCAACTAGGCTTGTTATAATTCCAGTTCTTTTTGTATCATCATTTTCTAATAATGAAAAACCATATTCTACATTTGAAGTTTCCCAATCATTTAAGACTGTATTCCAAACCCATAAAACTCCAGGATCTAAATCATTTTCTAATAAAATATACGCTTCTCCATTAATTGTGTTTGCTGGTAATTGCACAGAAGAGCTTATGTAGTCTATAAAATGAAAGTTTTCTCTATATTCTTGTGGTATTTTTACTCCATAAGATATTTCAACATAGCCATCCCAAGGAACAATATCAGAACCATCTGATCTAAGAGAGTTTTCATCAAAAGATATGGCATTTAGCCAATTATTTTCCGAATCAAGATATTGAATTTTCCATTTTTTAGGAATGCTAGACTTAGATCTGTCAGAAAGTTCATCATTAGTTATAAGATTTTCTCTTCTTATTACTGAAGAAACAACTGGCTCTCCATCAACTCCAAGAACTAGATCATCTGCTAAGTTAGTTTGCATTTTTACAACAATTCTATTTGCAGCAACTTGCTCTTTGTAAACAACAAAGGGTGCTGAATCTGTTATTTCATATCCAAAACTTGAATTAAGACCTCTTGCAATTACAGAAGAAACTCCAACTTCTACGCCACTATCTTTTCTATAAGATGTCCAATACTTAAATTGATCATTTTTTGAACAAAAATAATACCTTGGTCTTCTTCCAGATCTGATACTGTCAACATGTTTATTTTTTTCTTCATCTAGGTCTCCAAAAAATAACATTTTGTTAATTCCAGATCTTGGTCTAAATGGTTTAAAGCAATCTTTAAGAGAATAAAATAGCTGCATCTCTTCTTGATCTGTTAAAAAAGTTAGTGGACTTCCACTATCTACTCTATATTCAGAAATATACTTAGACTCCAAGGCTCCAGTATAAAAATTTCCATCATCATTTGGATCATACGATGGTGCTAAATTTCTAAAAACATCCACACTTGCACTTGATGGTCTCCATCTATAGTTTCCATAATTTTCAATATTTGATAAATCATTCTGATTCCATTCAGCAATAATCAAGGAATCAACTTGAAGAGAGTTGTTAGTCTTAAGATGAGTAATTAAATCATTATCAAAAAACATTATACTTCCTCAAGTGATATAGAAATATCCCAAAGGTCGTGATTAGTTGCGCCTCTTTTTACAACGTTGTAAGTAAATGATGAGAAATAAACTTCAAGAACTTCTGAATATGTTGCTAAATTTTGATAAGGTACATCATTTAATTTTGAATTTTTGTCATATGATATAAACATATAGAATGATCCAGGATTGCTGTTATACCAGTTTAACAAGTCTGATCCACCTGCACCACCATCAGCAGTATACTCAACCAGGGATGTAGCAACAGGATTTCCATTTACGGAAAAATCTGGGTCTTTATTAAATGCTCTAGATGGCAAAAGATTCCAGTTTGTTGACACTCTTAATTTATCTGCAATATGATAAGAACGCATATGACCATTTACCATTCTTTTTCTATTTTCAATTCTATCTATAGAAAAATCAACAGCAGATCTATTATGGTCAGAAAGGATTAAAAAGTCTTCTCCTTCAGAACCAGTAATTTGAGGAACTCCATTTATAATTCCAGCTGAATTATTTGACCAAATTATTGCCTGTGGTCTATCCCATTTCTTTCTAGAATTTAAATATGCACTACTTACCATTAATATCTACTTCCTCTAATACTTCCTGAGTTAGATCTTGCAATCTTACCCATAACAACGTTTGCAATTTCATCTGCAGAAGAGCTACTTCCAGATACATTTACATTTATACTGTAACTATTATTATACATGGTAGAAGCATTTGATGAATTAGTAATTGACTGAGAAACTGGAACATTGGTAATATTGTTAGCAGGAACATCGTATCTTGGAGATCCTAGATTCATTCCTCCAATTGATGGGAACACTCCAGAATTAATAGACTCTAGCATAGGCAAGAAAGTTTTTGCAGCATTCTTGTTAATAACAAATTCACCAGGAGTGAGCATGGCTGGGACAGTATCTCTCATTCCAATTCCAGCAACCTGCCCACCAAGGTTTAACAACTGTACAGGGGTAGATGGATTCTGTTGGTTATAAATGGTTGCCATGGCATTGTATGATGTTTTATATTCATCAAGTGCTGCTTTTTCTGCTGCATTAAGCTTGGTTTTGTTCTTTTTCTTATTAAGTTCATCATAAGCTTTCTTTTGTTCTAGAAGGTAGATTCTTGTTTCCACCTTTTCACGATCTTCAGCTACCTTTAATCTCTTCTTTTCATTTTCGTATAATGCGTCTTCTAATGTTTGCATTTCAAGATTCTTATTATAAATGCTAGTTTGAATTATTTCTATACTTTTTTGAATTGTTTCTATGCTTGCTTCAATACCTTTTCTTGTCATTAAAGTACCATTTACATCAACTGTTAAATTCTTTAATGCTTCTTGTCTTTGGAGTTCCAAAGCAGTCTTGGTATCTTCTATCTGACTTTCTGCAGATTGCTGAGTTATGTCAGACATGGCAGATGCAGCTCCAGCAATGTCACCAGAAGCTAGTGCGGATGCAAGAGTTATTCTAGATTGTTCTTGACCTGCCAATCTTGAATTTGATGCAGACACTCTATCTAGTGCAGATATTCTATTATCATATACAGTATTTACTTCATCTTCTTTTTTAGAAAGTTCTTCTAAAGCTTTTTGTCTTACTTCAATTTGCTTTTCTTCTAAAGCTATTTGTCTTTGTTGCAATTGAATTTCTCTAGAAATATCTTTAATTCTTTTGTTAAATCCTTCTGCTTCTTTATCAATAAGCATTTCTTGAAGTCTAAATCTTTCCATAAGCATATCTTTTAATCTCTTAAGCTTGTCTTCTTCTCCATCCTTACCACCCTTTGGTTTATCTACAACTGGTTTATCTTTTCCAAAATCTTTTTTAGCTGTAGTTAAAACTGTGCTTGTAGCAGCTACAAGTTCTCTTGAATGTGCATCTGAACCTGCTGCATTAGAAAGTACTGCTGTTTCATAAGTTGCAATATTTCTTAACACAATAATTTTTTCTTCAATTGGCAAACTTTGTAGCCATGCCCATTCTATTGCAAACTTATTCATTGTATCTGAAAATTGATCAACAATGCTTACACCTTTATAAAGATCTGGTTTTTCTTCTAAGGCAACATAGTCATTGTATAGCTCTGTAATAGAACTTTCATTAACCATGTCTAGACCAACTATCTTGTCAATATTTGGTATTGTACTTAAGGCAGTAAGCTCTGTTCCAAGTCTATCAATATCTTCTTCTGTAAGGTTTCCAGTCTTAGAAAGATTTACCAAAATATCATATCCTTCAAGAGGAATTTGTCCAGAAATAAATTTATCAAATATTCCTGTGTCAATTGCTGAAAGGTTTGACTCTATTCCACCAACCATAGCCTTAGCTGCTTCTGCACTAAACCCACTCGTTGTAAGTTGTTCAGTAAATGCAGCTTTTGCTCCAGTCAAATACTGTTGATATTGAGCTGCATCTGGAATTGCAACTATTCTATCATTTGGATTAGCCCCTTGCCCTTCAATTGCTGCTAGTTCTCCAGGAGTCATATTGTCTGTATTAGCAAGTTCAGTTGCAGCAGTCTGATAGCTTGTAACCATTTCATCAACAGTTTTATATCCTAAGGCTTTTGCATTTGCATCTTGCACAAATTTAGATCTTCCTTCTGCAAGTCCTGTAATTTTTCCAGATTGGTCTAAGTATTCTTTAAGAGTTACAGAACCTTCTTGATACGCAAGATTTAATAACTGTCTAGCTTCTGCTTCTTTTGTAAGGGCTGCAATATTTCTTGCACTAATTTCTTCTATTGAAAAATCTTTAACAAAAGCTGATTGCCCACCTTTAAAAAATTGAACAAATTTTTGTGGTGGATTTAATTTATCAAAAGCCGATTGAGCATCCCTTGTAATTTTTGCACCATCAACCTTTGGACTTATTTCAGCCACAATGTCTATTATGTTATCCGTTATTCTTTCTCCATTTACACCTATTAATGAGGAAAGTTCTCCTGAAAGTTTAATTCCAAGATTTTGATCACCAAGTTCTTTTCCAATATCTAAAGCAATTGCTCTAGCTTCTTCTGGACTTATTACACCTGAAATAATTGAAGAAGCTAGCTGATTTCTTAATGCTAGGGTTACATCTTCGCCAGATTTTTTAACAAGCTCTAAATCTTTTATAAGCTGTTTTGCTGAATCGCTTTTCATAAACTCTCCAGAAGCTGCTACTGCTTCTTGAGTTATTTCTTGCCCTCCAGATTTTTCTGCTAATTTTCTTCTTGCAGCAGTTGCAAAAGTTTCTCTGCCAAATGCATCAGCCATTGCTTGCGTTGTTTTTGCAGATCCGTACATAGCATCAGAAAGAGCTGCACCAGACTTTTCTGCATTTAATAAACTTTTATTTAATTTATACAAGGTAAATCCAACTACTGCTAAAATAGCACCTGCACCTGCCATAGGTGCAGCAAATCTTAAAATACTTGGACTTAGTTTGGATAGTTGAGGAAATAGTTGTGCAAATCCTTTTCCAACTTTTCCAGTAGAATCTACAGCTTTTAAGGTTTCTCCTCTAAACTTTAACAAGGATGCAGTTACAGCTTTTTGAGCCAACATTCCTGCTCCTAGACTTGCTACAAGAGATGTTCCCATTCCCATTCCAGCTTTTTCTGCACCCATATAAGCGGCAGTTCCAACCCCAATATTAGCTGCCATTGGAGCAAGACCTCCAACCATTCCTCCAATTCCAAAATATTGAACAGCTCCTCCACGATTCATTGCTAAGCTTGGTGGAGCTTCTCTAGAACCACTATAAGCCATTCCACCCTTGTTTAATTTTTGAGAATTATTAATAGCAGTTAACAAGTCATAGTTCTTTTTTGTTGATTCTTTATTTACAACAAATTCACCAGGGGTAAGCATTGCTGGTACGGTATCTGTATTGCCAGTTCCAGGAACAATATTTCCTCTATTAAAAGATTGAGTAATTAAAGATGGTAGCCTTGTTCTTAAATCAGTTGCTACCCCAGTTATTTGAGATGTTCTATTTCCAAGAAGGATCTCATTTTCTTTTTTAACAAGGTTTTCTATATGATCTCCTCTATAAGGTAATCTAGGATGCTTGTAAAAAGCTTTTGGTACATCAATAGCTAGTGTTCCAGATCCAACCATTTCATCAATTAATAATTGTTGAATTTTTTTATCTGGAAAAGCTTTCTTTAAACCTTTTTTACGATTATTATAGTCTCTTAATTTATTTGCAAGAACTTGTTCAACAGTCCAGTCACTACCAATAGTAGGATTGGGTCCAGGTCTCCAAGAACGAGCAGGACTCCATAAACCAGTCATTCCAAGTGCTCTTGCATATTCTGCAGTTCCAGGAGTAAGTTTTTTAAACTTTCCTGATCTCATTATTTTTCTTAATTTAGCAATTTCTTCTTTTTGATCTTTTAATGTCATAAAGCCATTTGAAAACGCTTTTAAGGTTGGATTGCTAAGGTCTCCAATAAATGGTGAAAAATCTGTTTCTCTTCTAGTAGTATATGATCCTGGACCTTTGAAATTTAATTTCATTCCAAATAGGTCTTCATATCTTCCTTCTTTAATTGCAGCAACAATTCTTTTTTGTTGTGCATATGGTAGTTCTGGATTATTTGTTGATCCTAAAACAGTTCCTCTAGTTGCCCTAGTTTTTTGAGTAAGAGGCTTCATCATTCCCAAAAGGGTATTCATATCTTCGGGGTCTTTGCTATTTCTTATAAAATTTGCATCATGAACATAATCTTTTAATACAGCCTGTTGACTAAATCTTTGATCTCTTCCAGGTCTTACTCTTCTTCTAATACCTGAAGCTGCCTTGTATGCTTCTTGAACTACTCTTTGTCTATTATTGGCAGCAAAATATTGCATACCTGGAACTTGTCCACCAGAGTTCATTCTTAAAGATCTTCCTCTAGTTGCAAGAGCGGTAAATGCTTCTCTTAGCAATTGCGAATTAATATTTTTGTGCTGATTAGACCCTCCTGCTCTTAACATAACATCATCAAATCCAGGTCTTTTAAGAATAATATCTTTAGTTCTAAGACCCAGCTTAATGCCTTCTGGACTATCTGGTAGAATAAACTCATAGTCTGGACTTGGTGGAAGTTTTCTTATTGCATCCTTATTTATTCCTGGTCTAAATTTAAAATCTGGAACATTTTTTTCTCCTCCAAAATATAGGTCTTGGATTCCTTGTGTTCCTACTCCAGAAATTCTTAAGGACTTTTCTACAGCTTTTTCCATCACCTTATATACGCCAGACATTTGCCTACTGTCACTTGCATTAAAGTTAACCTGTCCAGCATATTGCATAGCCCTTAACTTTCCAACAACTTGAGAATGAACCTTACTTTTTGCTGTTTCTAATTCTAATCCAGATAAACCTGCAGCTTTCATTGTTCCTTCGTAGGGGTTTTCTCCATAAAGAATTCGGTAATTTAAATCATCAATTAAATCTTGTATTGGATGAATTCCAGCATTTAAATATGAGGAAGCCTTAAATCCAATATTTCCAACCATTCTAGCACCTTTGTAGCCAGTTAGCCTATCTACAAAGGCATTAGCTTCTTGAGTTGGTGTAAGATTTGATCCTCTTAGTGCCATGTCCATGTATCTTGGACCAGAAAGTTTAGCACTTCCTTCAGAATTTACAACATTTCTTTGCATGTGTAAAAATGAATATGTTTGAAAATCTATTGGCTTTATAGGACCTGACCCAGGAAATCTTGTTAATAAGTTTCTAGGAATTTCAGAAGAGTATTTTACATCTGCAGGTTGAGCTCGTTGAGCAACTTGGGTATCTCTTCTTCTTCTTTGCTTTGCTGGAGTATCATCATCAATAGGAAATTGGTTAAGACCAGCTATGTCTGCATCAGATAAATCTGCATCTAAAACTATAGGGGGATTGTCTTTAGCAAAATATTGCATTCCTTTTGCTTTTCCACCAGCATTTAATCCTTGAGGACTCTTGCTATCATTAATAGAATGCAATAGTCCAAGATTATTTTTAGTGGCTTTTTTATTTACTACAAATTCCCCTGGAGTAAGCATGGCTGGAACTGTATCAGTATTTCCAGTTCCTGGGACAGTTGTGCCATTTGACATAAAGATTGGTCCACCAGAATTTCTTCTTTGAACTCCTCTCATTGCTACCTGGCTAACTTTTGCTCTTGTTCCAGCTGCTCCAGCTATACCAAAGTGTTCTGGGAATCTTGCTGCTGCAGCACCTTGAGTAGCAATCATTGCAGAATATGCTTTTGTTAAATTTCCAATTGCAGCAGCAGCAGCATTAGAGCTTCCAACCTGCTCAACCAAAGTTGCATTTAATGCTTGGTTAGCACCAGCAAGTTGTTGAGCAGCCATCGCTGCATCCATCTCTGCAAGACTTAAATATTTTGAACTTTGTGTAAGTGCTTTAACTGCACCTAGTGGACCACCCTTTATAAATCCCATTCCAAATAAAGTTATACCTTGTGTCATTTTTGCAAGGGTTCCAACAAGGTTTAAGAATAAACCAGTAAGCATTGTGACTGCTGGAACAACAACACCAATTACAACTGCACCAATAGCAGCAAACTTCTTTTGACCATCTGACAATCCATTAAAAGCTTCTGCAATGGATGTAGCAAAATTAACAAGTGGTATAGCTAATTTAACAAATATTTCTCCAATGGGGGCAATTGCCAACTTAAATCTTTCCATTGCACCTGTTAATTGCACACCAAAAGATTCTTCAATGGTTTTTAATTCTTTATCTGCAGTTGAAGCAAGTTGTTCTGTACTATATCCTAATGTTGCAATTACTTGTTGAGCCTGAGATCCTTTTCTAGAAATATTATCAAACAGTGCTCCAAGTTTTGCATATTGAAATTTTCCAAACACTTGTTCAAGAGCTTGTTGTCTTGAGAATTGATCAAGAGATGATAAAGCCTGTGCAAAAGATTGAACAGTTCCCATAAGATCCCCTTTATTTAAATCAATAATTGACTGAAGATTTATCCCCATTCCACTCAACATTTCAGTTGCTTGTCTTGTTGGATTAATCAAAGATGCAAGACCAGACTTTAATGCGTTAGCACCTTCTGCTGCATCAACTCCACCTTCTTGCATTGCTGCAAGGAAAACTGTAAGATCCTTTACGTCTCCACCAAGACCTTGGATAACTGGTGCTACACGAGGAATAGCAGCAGCAATATCTTGCAAGGAAACAACTGTTTGGTTTTCAACCATATTTAAAAAGTTAATAGTATCTGCAAGATCTTGTCCTGATAATCTAAATGCAGATTGCAAAGATATTGTTGTTTCAAGTGCTGCATTTTGATCCATTTGACCAAGTGTTGCAAGTCTTGTTGCTTGAGAAACTGCATCAGTTAAATCTGCATTTTTTCTACCAGCAGCAGCAGCTTGAGCAGCAAGACCAATTGTGTCTTTTACTGCAATACCATATTTAGTATATTCAGAAGCAAGACCTTTTACTGCCTCTAAATTTTGATTTAATTCTGCTGGAGTTGTAAAAATATCTCCATATACTTTTTTAAATGCAACCGCTTGCTTTTCTAATTCCATAAAAGTTTTTCCAGCTACTGCACCAAAAATTGTAAGTGGAACTGTAAAGCCAACCATAAGCTGGCGACCTGCCCATTGGACATTCTTACCAAAGTTAATTAATTGAGTAGTTCCTTGCTTGAACATTGCAGACATAATTTCTGCTTTTTGTCCTGCAACCGCTACTTGTGAAGAAAATGCTGCAAGTGGTCTAACTGCTAGTGCATCTTGAAATCCATTTGCAGCACTAGAGGTGGCTATAAATTGTGTTTGAAGTCTTCTTGCACGTTCTGATGCAAGAGCCATTGTCTCTGCTGCAATCGCACCATCTTTATTAAATCTTGCACTAAAATATTGCCCTAAAGAAGTTTTTCCTTTGGACAAAGTTTTATCTAAAGTTGCAGCAGCAGTCTGAAGTCTTATTGTTTCTGCTGTAAAAAGACCAGTTTTATTTATTGCATCTTGAAGTTTTTTTGTATACTCTGCAGAAAATTTTCCCTGTGTAGCATTGGCTTTGTTTAGGGCTAGATTAAAAGCATTAATTTGTGATTGTAATGCTTGCAGTGTAGAGGCAGCAGAGCCCGTATTGATCTCAATATCAATAATACCCTTGGCTACTTCAGCCACTATAGATCACCTCATAATCTAGCCCATTTCCAATTCCAAAGCCAGCACGTTGTGCAGCATGTCCTTGTAGAGCCAGGATATCATTTGGGTTAGAGGTTGCGCCACCGCTATACACTCTAGCCTTCATTTCTTCCCATTTGTTTTCAGACGAATCGGAATCAAGATTTACTCCCTGAAGTGCTGCCATAAATTTCTTACTTTCGTAATCTTCTTTATTTTTAGCTTCTAGTATTGCTACTAGTTCAGGCATAGATATGCTTTCTTCCATTTCAGAATAATTCTTCCAGAACCCCAGAAGAAATACTCTAGATTCTATCTCAGCTAGATCTAGTTCGTCCCAACTAGAGCCGCTGCCAGTGCGTTTGGGTCATTTAACTGAATCCCTGCAGCTACTTCAATTACCTTGTACACAGTTGGAAGATCCATGATGTCTTCTAGCTGCTCCTTAGTTGCCAACTCTGCATTGTATTGCTTCATTGCAATAACAGCACAGTTTAACAAAAGATCCATTGACTTAATATTGTCTTCTGAAATCTTTGGATCTGATATCTTCTGAAACTCTTTCATAAAATCTCTCAATAAAGAAATCTTAAGCGGTTTCATAGAAATTTGTGAACCATCTAATAGTTCTACTTCTACAACTTCGTAAATACTGGTTGCCATTAATCCTCCTATAGATTATATTCAATTATATCATAAA